TTCCTTAATCTTATCGATATTAGCAACATAAGCTTGAGAAATAGCTTCAGCCATTGAACGTGGTTTACGCTCTGTCTTGAATCCTTTTTCTGAGATTGCCTCCATTTTACCCTCGAATCTTGCTATTGCTTTTTCGATTTCTTGACTTTTAGCCTCTAATCCTTTAAGGGCGTCAACGTCATTTTTCAAACCGTCTAGGTCTGCTTTTGTCGGCATTGTAGCCAACGTTTCATTGAACTTTGTGTTGATTTTTTCAACTACTTGTTCTGGTGTTAAATTTTCCATTGTTTTTAATTTAATTTTTACTTTTTTGTTTAAAATTTACTTATTACATCACTCCAGTTGAACAATTCTTGTGCTATTATTGGCTCGATAATAGGCGAATGTTCNTTNACGAACGGCTCACTTTTTGCGAGTATTAACANTTGACTGTTCAAATATTTTAATTTCATTTCCATTTCAAATAGACGCTCATCTGATCCTTTACCATTTGCAAGTCCTTTGATTAATATATCTATTTCATTCGAGATTTTGACCGCTTTTTCGACCTTATCTTCCGACTTCATTACGTCAATTACATTCGTTTCGCTATTTGCTCCAAATGTTACTGCACTCCCCTCGTATAATTTTAGTTCTGAAATCATCCAATAACCTTGTGCTGGAGCGTTTGCGTCATCTATCCAGCGCATTTTGTCTTGAATATATTGGAATCCGATTGAATGTTCACGAATTATTCCATCGTTATAATCGTTCCACGCGTCATTTCCACCTACTGACGTACCTAACTGACTAACTGCAAACAATCCAAAGTCATCTTCTTGTAACGTCAGGAATTTACCAATAGGCTTTTCCCAATCATGCCAGCGTAAAAATGCTATTTTTCTGTTTGACGGACTGTCGGGACCACGTTCCTGAATAGACTTTGTAAACGCACCCTTTTTAATCATGTCGTTATCACTATCGATATTGTCAAACTTCGCTAAGTAGACAGCAACTTGACGTTTGTCGGAGCTTATATCCTTTATTTCGGCTGCTCCCTTTGTTTGGTAGGTAGTTGATTTCATAGTTAAAACGTTTGTGGTGTTTGTGGATTCTCAGGCGTTGCGGTTATCATTGATTCAGCGACAATACGGTCATATCCGTAGTAATTAACTAAGGTATTGACTGCGATTTCATTTGTCATTTGTCCCGTTGCAACAGCTGTATTAAGAGCAATTATACCGTTTAATCCTCCGACTGTTCCTCTCAGTTCTGTTTGCGCTTGGATCAATCCGTTTTGTTGCGCTTGAGCTTTATCAATAGGCTCTAATTCATACCCGAATTCGGCTGCAAATTGCTCCTTTGTTATAACTCCGTCATTCAATAGCAAATTATATGCTGTTACTTTCTCGGTTAATGCTTGGTATTCGGCTAACTCATCCGCTTGTAAAACTGGCAAATGGTCGAAACAAGCCTCTATTCTTATTCCGTCTTTATCCATTCCCAACTGATGACAAATTGAATCGTACATTTGTTGTGTCTCAGGGATAATTGTATCGGTGTAAACCATCCTAATCGAATCTTTAACGTTGCTGAATGTACTACCTTTATCACTTGAGAATAGATTAGCATTCATTCCGTANGCGTCAATGATAGCCATTTTGTCGGCTGTTAACTCTTCAAACAGCATCAAATCCCTTGTTGGATAACTCATTGATTGCCAGTTAACCTGACTTTCTGTTATAATTACTTCGTCTTTTGAACGGTTAAACCAATCACGCTGAATCTCTCTTTTCTCTTCAGGTGTCATTGGAATTGCCCCTCCAATATCCGAGTTTTGAGCGGATAAAATACCTATTGCTCCGATATTTTCAAGTAGTACATTTCGTTTGTGATAACTTGCTTTTATATTACTCAATGGATATTTGAGCGCATCAATTCGACTTGTCGGCTTAACAATGCTCATTCCATCCGTTGTAGTCAAATAAATAACATCTTCAATAGGTAACGTTTCAATTTTATTATCATCGTATTCGAATCTATACCCGTCAATCAACCCGTTTACATCCATTTGCTTAAGTGTTTTACCACTAGTCATGATTTGGATTTTATTACTAGGCAACGGAACAAACAAATTACGCTGGTTGAATGCTCTCAAAGGGCAATAACCGAACGCATTTGAGTACAAAGCGTCATTAACTGACAAAGAATAAACTACATCGGACCAACTTTGAATAGGATTTGGTCGCTTAACCATGTCTAAAAACCAATGATCTGTTATTTCAACGTCATTACTATCGTATAATTTTGGAATATTTGAACTCATCATTGACGCTCTCTTATCAATTACAGCTCTGAACTCAGGAATAGATAAAAACCATTCCCATGCGTTATTTGTGTCAATCCATATTGCGTTTTTAACCCCCCAGACTTGATTTTGTATCGGTCTAAGACGGTTAAATTGATTTATAAATCTGTTCTGTTGTCCTGAATTGACGCCAAAAAAAGAATCCCAAAAATTAATTTCCATTCTGTTTTGATTAGAATTTAAGCAAAGTTACGATAAATTTTTAAACATTGATTGCACAAAAATACTTAATCCAGCCAAACAATCGGGAGCGTCATCATTTTTATTCTTTCCCTCCTTACTAAAACTCAGTACATTTTGGATAAATAACTCGCTTTGATTGTCCCCATTACGCACAAATATCATTGAATTCATAACGTGTGCGCTGCTCATTATTATCCTAGTGATTTTATTTTGCGTGTTATGAACCTGTAATATTCGTGTTTTCGTCTGTGTTTGGAGTTGACGGCTAAACATCGCACCCATACTGTTCGATTCAACTCTACAATAAGTTACCCTCCACTTGTCTAATAATGCGGCCGTTTGAGGGATCGTAATATCGGTGTTATCTCTAGTCATAAGATAGTCCACAATAAACAACTGTTTTTTGATTACAGCGCAAATTGCAACGGATGTATAATCAGTCCCCTGATCCGAAACGTCAACGTAACCTATGCACCCCTCAATAGGGTTTGCCTTGTTTATTTCTGCGAATTCGTCTTTTGATACAAAATTCAACTCATTAAATAGACGCCCTTTCATGTCAACGGGCTGTTGTTGATATTCAGCCTCCCATATTTCAGGAGCTGTTCGTTTCTTTTTTTCAATATACTCATCTGTTGTCAATACATCCTCGCAAAAGGATTGCCCTTGTTCATTCATTGCGCTTACAATGATTGATTTGTCATATATTTTTGAATCCATATTGCGCCCAATAACATCATTAAGGCTCCAGCGAGTACCTATATCAATCCTAGCGCAACCGCTCTCAAAACGTGAATCATGTGTTGATTCCTTCCATTGGTTTATTCGGTCGTTTACGGTGTCGGATAATGCGTCTTCAATACCTCGGTAAAGGTCATCCGTTATTGCAACGTTTGACGCTCCAAATCCAATTATAGTTCCGCCAACTCCAGCGCCAAAATAACCCACTTGTTTACTAGTATTCGTATTCCAGCCTTGAAGATTAGATTTGTTATCTGACAGCGTTACATTGTTGAAAACTTTACGGTATTTGTCCGATTTTACGATTGCCCGAACGTCATAACTGAATTTTAAAAATAGCGTTGCTGTGCAAGTGTTCCTCATTACGCTCTTGTCAGGGTTACGTCCAATGGTCCATGCGCAAAATAATGACGTAATATAAGATTTACCCGCTCTAGGTGGCATTGAAACGGATAAACTTTTGATTGTTTTTTCCTCAATCTCTTGGAATGCGTCCGCTATCTCTTTGAGAAAAGGTCTGTTATTAAAGAAAACAGGATCATAATAACAGCAAAACTGCCATAACTCTCGTCTGGATAATTCCCTTTTGAGCAAGTCTTTTGCGTGTGCTTTCCTCTCATTCATCTTCGTTTAATAAGTCCTTTAATTCATCCATTGTTAAGCTAGATAGGTCTATTTCGGTGTTCGTTTGTTCTATTTGTTGAACGGGTGCGCCATATCCTGAATCCATTAGGGCTTTATATGCGTTGGTGTCGCCATCCCTAGCCTTTTTTATCAGTGCTAAGGTCATCAAGTCCTCTTGGCTCATTGTTTCATTCTCACCAGTCAATGGGTTTTTAAGCGACTGATTTACCTCTAGCCATTTACGGGCTATTGTACTGCGGTTTTTGCTCCCTTTGGGTCTTCCGTTGGGGTTTCCGCTCTCGCCTTTTTCCCAACGTGGCTCAATATCTTTATTTGCCATATTATTGTTGTATTCTCGTTGTTTTCAATTTATATATTTATATCTTCATTGCTGCAAAATATATATGTATTAGGAGGGTAAAAAGGATATGTTTCTAAATGTAACGGGATAGTTCTCGAAGATTTCACTAATTTAAACATTGTTTTTAGTTTTTCTATTACATCAACATAAGTACTAATTTTATTATCCATATCAAAAGAATATTCAAAAACCATTTTTTTTATACCTAAATTATTTGTCAATTCATTTATAATTGGAATTTCNGCTCCTTCGATATTCATTTTAATGCAATTAAATCCGTCCTTAATCAATGTATTGAACCCTATCGCGTTGACTGTTGTAATTTCTACGTTTTTCTTTTTGCTGCTATTCAAATAATTGCCGTAAAGGGTATGTCGTCTAAATGAAGCTGGATTTGTCGATTCATAAAAATTCAATAATTTACCATCTTGGCTTAGTGGGACTATCGCAGCTTTTATAACTTCTATTTTATCAGATACTTTATTTAAATCAGCATTTATTTTAATCATTTCACAATTATCGGATTGTGGCTCGTAGGCTCTTACTAAACATCCTTTTATTGCTGCATAACAA